TGGTGAAAAGTGGTGGGCAGATAGAATCAGGAAGAAAGTCTGGAATAAAGAGGCCCATGCCTTTGAGATTGAGGACAAAGACCGTAATTTGTCTTTACCGTTAGGCGATCTGGAATCAGCAAAGGAGATCCTTACCGATCTGGAATTAATGTTACGGACGGAAAAAGAGCAACCAGCACAGGAAGATGTGCCGTTTTAGTGCGTATTTGCTGAAATATCATATAAAAGAACAGCAATAACAAATAACAGCACTATAATAACAACGGCAGATATTTGCAAAAATAACATAATTATCACCTCTGTTAATAAAATACACCCAAGCAACGGGAAAATCAAGTGTAAAATTAGCTTGCGTACAAGTGAATTTGGTTGTATAATACAACTAAAGAGGGGATAATGGTCGTTTTAAACTGTAAAAAATGCGCTCATTATACGGTCTGTAAAATCCCATGTATTTACGTTGACTATATCGCCAATGGTAATCATAAACAGAAGGAAAGCTCAATACCCTCTGATATACTAGATAGAACAAGCCAGCAAAGTTACAACAATGCCCTCAGTGACCTCATAGAAGATAAACGCAACAGAGATGCCAACCAAATAGAATACATCCGCACAATTCAAAATCTAAGGCTCAGGATCATCGCATCAGCCGCACTCGCAGACATCCCACAACGTGAAATAGCAAAAATGATTAATCACTCTCAAGGAAGGGTAAGCCAACTATATCAACTAATTAACACACTCAAGATTAATCACCGCTGATATATGTATATATAATAAATAAGTACCGCCAAGGGTAGTCAAAGCGAACGGCGAACGCCGATAAGCGTAAAGAGGCAACAAACAAACATGAGAACCAGAGACCTACCCACAATAGATTAAGAATCACCAAACCCTCCGACGCTGGCAGACCTACAAAGTCTCCACCGGAGGCCAAGCCGGGACAGAACCCGGCTCTAATACATTCCCGTAAGGGTACAAAATAAACAAATACGTTAACAAAACCGCATTAAGTAACCGATAGGGAATAAATGGCAAGTAAAACCAAAACAGAGAAACAAAATTATAAGATCACACAAGCCCACAAAGATAAGATGGTAAGGCTACGCCTAAATAATAAACTATCAGAGGATCAAATCGCTAAACAATTAGATATATCCAGAGATGCTGTTCATTACCATTTATCACGACTTATAGACGTACCAGCATTAAACGACTTCAAACAAAACGAAGCGGATATACTCAGTTGGAATAAACTAAAACTAATAAAAAACCTCACGGACGATAAGCTAAAAGAGAGTAAAGCTAGGGACATAGCTGTTGCATATGGTATATTTGACGATCACGAGCGGCTACAAAGGGGATTATCGACAAACAACACCCTGATTGACCTTCGGGTGCTGATAGGTAAAGTGGAGGACGAGAGGGGAAACACCCCAGAAAAGAGCCCTCCACCGATAGATGTAAATAACAGCGTTGTAAGTAGCGAATAAGACAAGACAATAAATCATGTCTTATAAGAAAGCTTATGTAAACATAGAGGCTACAAATAGTGTTAAACTCCTGTTATAACAATGGTTTTCCAATCCACTAGCCGATTATATACCCTGGGTAGTGGCAAATCAGGTGGAGGACAGAGGCTATATAAGGGTGCGAAGTGGAGGCAAGGCTATTCTGGGAGGGTAGCTAGTGGAGTGTAGGTGGAGGGACAGAGCATAGAGACAAGGCAACCTCCAAAATCTGTATAGGGGGGGCGGGGTAGACCAAGTCGTCAAAGTTTTACTATATCCCTCATTCTTTACGATTTTTAAAAAAGCGACTTTGGGTTGTTAGAGTCCAACTGGAATAAGGCGTATTTGAGTTCCTGATTTTCGCAGAATTACAAAAAGGGTTTTATGAGTATACGTTCCATGCCGAGTAATAAGAAGTTTAGGGACAATTACGACAGGGTCTTTAGGAAGAAGCGGAAGGTGAAGAAGTGAGTGACGCTGAGACCATTAATGCCCGTAACGAGTATTTCAAGGGGAACAGGATAGTTGCATTTTATCACAAGAAGCACCCTGACTACCCTGAGTTTCGGTATCCGAATCCTTTACAGGAGAAGTTATTAGAGGCGTGGAAAGACCCTAGGTACAAGGTGTTTACTTACTCAGGCGGAAACCGAATTGGAAAATGCGTAACATATGGCACACTTATAGACACACCCAATGGTGAGATTACTGTTGGGAAGCTCTTTGAAAATCAAAAGCCGTTTGATGTTTATGCGTGGGACGGTGAGAAGAAGGTGGTAGCGAAAGCCACCCCTCCGTTTAAGAAGGATGGCCTTCACGAGTGTTACCGGATTAAGATGTCAGATGGTCGGGTTATTGAGGCCGCCGACTTTCACCGGATTTTAACAACTTCGGGTTGGTGTAGCGTCCACCACCTCTACACATCTTGGCATACCCGTCAGGAGTCCAATTCGGGCATTTACCCATCAATTCAAAGCGGAGATGATCGGAGTTTTGTTGGAAGATCATTAGATTATCGGGGTGGTTATTTTGAGGGTTGCCATCAATATGGTGGACTACTTCCGAGGGAAGAAGGTAACGGCCTAATTTCTGTTCCATCACAAGACGGTGATCGGCTACAAGATGTTTCGTTGTCGCATTGGGATGGTCGGGTAAGTAAGTATACCAGTATTTACCAATTAAACGATGACCTCCCTTCCACTCTGGATGCCCTTCGCCGGAACGTGGGCCAGTTCTTTGGGTCTTTAATCCAAGGCGTTTACAATACCTTGTTACGGTATTTTCGCCAATTTCGAGTTTCTCCGCAATTAGCTTTTGCGGGAGTTGATCAACCTCAACCATTTTACGAATTTGGTCAATCACTTCCTGAGATGTACGGTTGTAGCGATAGTAAGATTTGTTCCCCATATGTTCCTCCTGTGTATTGTGATGTTAATAGTATTATAAGCATCAACCCTATTAGTGTCAAGAGTGTTTATGATTTTGAGGTAAAAAAATATCACAATTATTGTGCGGGGGGGTTGGTTCACCACAACACATTTTGTGGCGGGTTGATTGCGGTGAGTACGATGTTAGGGGAGTGGCCTTGGAGCGGGGAGAAGATGGAGTTTACCCACAAGAGACCCCGCAAGATCAGATATGTAGGTCAGGCATGGGAGAGTCACATTAAGGCGGTTGTTGAGCCTATGGTGAAGTTTTGGTGGCCTTCCAGTAGGGGTGTTGAGACGAGGAAGAACAACCAGGGGATAGAGTCGCAGTGGACGGATTTAGTATCTAAGTCCACTTTGGAGATCATGAGTAACGTACAGGATTCGTCAGTCTTTGAGGGATGGGAGGGTGATTTAGTAATTTACGACGAACCTCCTAAGAGGGATGTGAGGGTTGCTTGTGCGAGGGGTCTTATAGACCGTCAGGGCAGGGAACTCTTTTGCATGACGCTTTTGAAGGAGGCGTGGATTCACCGGGAGGTTGTCAAGGCGAGGCTTTCCAATGGTGAGCCGGATTTAAGTGTTTTTAATATCAACGGGGATATTTACTCGAATGTGGGTTACGGGTTGACGGAAGAGGGTGTGGCCCAATTTGAAAAGACCCTGACCGCGGATGAGAAACAGGCGAGGTTGTACGGGAAGCCGTCTTACATGACCTCTTTGGTGTTCCCCAAGTTTTCAAGGGACATTCACGTTCGGGACGAGTTCCCTGTGCCGTTGGATTGGCTTGTGGACATCTCGATTGATTTTCATCCGTCGAAGAAGTGGGCGATAGTTTTTATGGCTACGGCGAGGAACGGGATCAAATATATTTGTGATGAAATACACGAGCATGGCAACCCGAAGTACATAGCGGAACAGATCGTAAGGAAGGTGAAGCAGAAGAACTACCGGACGGGGAGATGTATTATCGACCCTCTTTCAAAGGGAGACAAGAACAACGACGACACCGTTTATGACAGGGTGTCTCAGACGTTGGGGGCTTATAATATCTCTCTTGAGACAGCTTCTAAAGACAAGGACAACGGGATTGCACTGGTTAATAATTTATTGTGGACGGAGAATGAGATGCCGGGGATTTACTACTTTAAGTCTTGTCCTTTGAGTATTCAGCAGACGGAGGACTTGATGTATGACCCCGATTCTTTAAAGCCCACGGCGATGAAGGTAGAGGACGACTTTACTGAGTGTATTTACAGATTGGCTTTACTTAATACCCAATGGTTCCCTGAGACTACTTCACAGGGGAACAAGATCAACATGGTGCTATAAATGGACATTAAGAAGTGGTCGGATGATGAGATAGTCGAGATATTACGCCCTGACATGGACAAGGCCCAACAGGTACAGGACTTGTTGAGTTCTCAGAGGGCTGAGTATTATAAAAGATACCGTTGCGAACCTTACGGCAACGAAAGGGACGGGTTTGCCCAGAGTGTAGCCCCTGTGATCCACAACAATCACAAGTGGACTTTAGCTAATTTAATGGACATCTTCACCGAGGACTTCTTTGTTTTGAAGGGTGAGGATGAGCAGAGAGCGTCTAATTTCCAGAAACTCATATATTACCAGATGTTCAGGAAACAGGACGGGTTGAGGAAGTTCTATGACTTTCTTTATACCGCAGATTTGAACCATTACGCCGCTTTTAAAGTCTATTACAAGGAAGATTTTGAGTTAGAGAATGAGGTTTACGAGACCCTTTCTGCTGAGGAAATGAACCAGTTAGTTGCTGACGAGTCGGCTACCGTGACTAAATACGATCAGGACACCGATGAGATGGGGAACATCTCATTTTCTAAGGTCAAGGTCGTCAAGAAGGTAGTCAAATACGCTGGCCCGTGGTTCTCTGTTCCTCCGTTGTGGGAGATATATTATTCACCTGATTGTAGATTAACAGAATGGGGTGCTATTGAGGGCAGGTTAGTCTACCATGAGACCAAAAAGACTTTAAACGACGTTCGCAAGAAGGAAAAAGCGGGTATTTACCGCAAGGGTACATATGAGAAGGTAAAGGAGAAAGAGTCGGAGAGTTTCAACAACGCCGATGACAAGGCAGAGTTCCTTTTCAACGTAGACGATGTGTCTGAAATTTCCGAAAACGTCGAGTCGTCGAGAAAAGAAAGTGTTTTAAACCGGCTTATTACAATTCAGGAGTGCTACTGTCGGTTGGATATAGACGGTGACGGGCTTTTAGAGGACGTTATTGTTGATTTGTGTGACGATATTGTCTGCCGGATTGTTGAAAACCCCTATAAACGACCTCCTTTCAGATTCGGGAGTGTGTCGCCTGAGCCTCACAAGGTTGCGGGTTGGGCAATGCCGTCTTTGTTGGACTACGATCAGAAGATACAGACGAACCTTTTAAGGTTAATACAGGATTCAGCGGCTTTAGACTGCTACAAGAACCCTGTTACCAATGATTATCAAATGTTCTCCTATTTGGAGAATAGAAAGCCCTTCGCAGTTATCAAGGGAGACCCGGAGAAATTGGGTGAGGTGAAATCTTCCCCTCCCTCTCAGTTTGTCTTGAAGGCTTACGAGATGCTTCAAGCTCAGAACGAGCAGAAAACGGGTATTACGAGATACAATCAGGGTCAAGACGCATCTTCTTTGAATAAGACCGCCACGGGTATAGACGCTATTATGGCGGCTTCCAATAAGCCATTGAGAATGATCGCCAAGATGCTAGGCAACGGCCCCATCATGGGGGTTATCCGAGATTTTATCTACATCAACCAGTTAAACCCCCCGAAGAAAGACATTCAGATACTAGGGACTGATATTCAGATCAAGCCCGAAGATATGGACGGGGCTTATGACATCGAAATAGACATCGGGGTTTCTCCCGCCGAGCGACAGGCGATGGCGAATCAGGTTGATCTTTTAATCCAGTTTGCCACACAAGCGGGTTTACAGATGGGGCTTATGGACAGGGTGCATCTACTTCGCGCCATGAAGAAAAAGTATAAATATCTAGGCACGAAAGTTGACGACCTGATGAAAACCGAACAGCAGATCATTCAAGAGGAACAGCAGAAAGCACAGGAACCTCCACAGCAGAAGGATTGGAAGGAGTTTGTGCAGATGGATAAACTTTTTATTTATATGACTCCTATGGAGCAGTACCAGATTATTCAACAGTTAGGTTTAAAGCCCGATCCGAGGCGGCCCACTATGGAACCGACAGCTTTATCAGGCGAGAAACCGTCAGACATGATGAAAGTGGGGAGCATTTCCAAGTCACCGGAAGGTCGCCCCCCGACAGATCAATTAACCCCAATGGACATAATCCAGAGAGGATCGAGGGCGTATACCCGTGGACTTACAGCACCAGGTTGAAGTTGGCAGACAGGCACAGGATTTTCACATTTACATCAATGAGCGGCCTTACTTCAAGGAACTCATTGACCGGATAAAACTGGAATACGCACAAAGGATTCTGTCTTTGAAGCCGGAGGATAAAGAGTCGTTTACTGAGTATAAAAGCAAGATGAACGCCTTTGACGACATCGAGAACGCTGTTATGGGAGATATTAAGGCCGGAGAGATGGCGTTGAACCAACAGGAGGGGAGAACCCCCCCGGAAGGGATTTTATAATGGAGTTTGAAGGGGAAATATTACAACCCAACATCAGAGCAAAAGAAAAACAATGGCGAATGATCCTCGAAGAAAAGGATCGCCAGATAAAAGAGATGCACAACGACCTTGTTCACATGAAAGAAGTCCTTGACGACATGACCAGACGGAATACGGAACTCAAAGAGGAACTTCAAGGGGTCAAGGATCGGTACAGGAATTACAGGGCCAGCGTGAAAACACGGAGCCAGGAATGAAAGCAATGAAGGACAAATGGTCGGCAATGATTGACGTTACAAATCTTTGCCAGCACCAATGCACTTATTGCATAAAGTCCATACGTCACCTGAGAAAAGACCAGCGGGACTACATGGACATTGCGACCTTTAAAAAGGCTTGCAATTCACTGATCGGGTATCCCGGCAAGGTTTGTTTGACCGGAGGCGATCCGTTATGTCACCCCGACTTTGTGGAGTTATGCAAGATCATGGCGCAGACATTCCCGAAGTCGAAGATTGGAATTTTTACAAGCCACGAGCAGAACTTAAAGAAGTACAAGGAACTGATCGACCTGACCTTTGGCGAAGTCTACATCAACCTACACACCGATGAGCAGAAACAAGTCTGCTGTCACCAACCTTATTACCTCGCAGTGGGGGATATGGTGGAGGATAAATTAGTCAGACAACACCTTATTGAGAATTGCTGGTGCGGGAATATGTGGAGTCCGAGTGTAAACACAAGAGGGTGTTTCTTCTGTGATGTCGCAATGGGATTGGACATGGTTCTGGATATGGGGGGCGGTTGGCCGATTGAGCGGGGCTGGTGGGTAAGAGATGACTATTCAGATCAAGTTGAGAAATACTGTCACCTGTGCGGTATGTGCCTCCCATACCCCACCCAATTAGTTTCTGACACGAAAGAGAAGATCAGTAAAGGGCTTTACGAGAAGTTCAAGGAGAAGAACTTACGAAACCTTGATGACATGGAAGTCATAGACAAACCGCTTACGTTTGCCGAGATACAACACAATTTAGTTGATTGGCAACCGTGGAGAAACAGACAGGACAAGGCCGCTGAGGGGCCAGCATACACAAACAAATGATACAGGTAATCACTGCCGTATACAACGAAGAATTACTAATGCCGTTATTTTTAAGGAACTACTCTTTTGCGGATAGCATTTTAGTGATTCTCGACACTGCCACGACAGACCGGACACCGGAGATATTAGAGGCAGACCCAAGAGTGGAGATAGTCCCTATTACCTATCCCAACGGGTTAAACTGGCATACTAAGAGCGACACGGTGAACCAGAAAGCCATTGAGTCAAAGGCCGATTGGGTGATGGCGGTTGACGCTGACGAGTTCATCTGCCCGATTGAAGGATTTGAAAAGTGGCTGAACGGGAGAAACGGGAATTTAGTGTGGGTTTCATTGTGGGAGGTCTACCGTCATAAAGACGACGCGGACATTGACTACACGAAACAGCCTTTTAACCAAAGGAGACACGGAAATACTGTCAAGGGAGTCAGTTACGGGCAACCGTTATATACTAAACCCTGCATCGTGAAACCGTCCAGTAAAATAGCATGGGATTGCGGGATTCACCACTACATTCTAACAAAGAGTCCAGACGTTGTTGACACGAAAGACGTAATCCCCGGCGTACACTGGTGCATGGCAGACCCCGAAATAGCAATTTACCGAAGGCTTCAACAGAAGGCGAGGCAGAGCAAAGAGAATCTGGATAATTGTTGGGGGGTTCAGAACCACTACATCACAAAAGAAATAATCTTAAAAGAATGTGAAGCGCATTTAAACGACCCACTTTTGTTTTAGAAAGGAACACCCTTATGGTCAGTATTGTAATCCCTTGTTGGAACCAGATGGAGTACACGCAACAGTGTTTGGAGTCTATACAGGCTTACACTCCCGAAGAACACGAGATCATCTTCATTGACAACGGTTCTACTGACGGGACAGAGGCTTTTATCAAGATTGAAATGCTCAATCATCTTAATTACAAACTTTTGCGAAACGAGGAAAACTTAGGTTTCCCGAAAGCCTGTAATCAGGGGGCGAATTTAGCCGAAGGGGAACACCTCTTATTCCTTAACAACGATGTGGTTGTTTCAAAGGATTGGTTGAAGGGACTTTTGGAGTGTTTAAATTCATCTAGTGATATTGGTTGTGTCGGCCCGATGACGAATTGTATCTCAGGGAGGCAACAGATTAAGTCAGATGAGACATACGACACTATTTTCAAATATCAGATGTTTGCGGAGAATTACAGAAAAGCCCACAAGGGACTTTATATACCGTTTTACAGGATTGTCGGATTCTGTCTACTCACCAAGAGGGAGTTATTCACCGAGCATTGGGGATTCGATGAGAGATTTTCGCCGGGGAACTTTGAGGATGACGACTTATGTCTAAGGGTAACGAGGGCGGGTTATAGAAACGTGATTGCGGGGGATGTTTTCATTCACCATCATGGTTCTAAAAGCCATGACCTGACTTCCTACAACGACCTCTTGCAGACGAATTTAAAGAAGTACAACGAGAAGTGGAATGAGATCATCGGTACTGAAATATCAGCCGTTATGATCGTGAGGGATGAAGAGTCTTACATTCACTGGTGTTTGAAGAACTTGAGCGACCAGGTAGACGAGATCATCCTGGTGGACACAGGTTCTAAAGATGCGACAAAGGCTTTGGCTTCTGAGTTTCCGAAGGTGAAGATTTACGATTTTGAATGGGATGACGACTTTTCAGCGGCGAGGAACTTTGCCAATTCAAAGGCGACTAAACCGTGGATATTATCAATAGACGCTGATGAGGTCATCACAGGATTAGATAAGATCAATTTACATCCGTGGTATGCGTATAGAATCGAGACACGAAACTACACCAACAACCCACGGTATGCAACGAGTAAAGAGAACACAGGGGAATACCCCACGTTTGAAAGAGGGAAACGATGGTTTCCTTCAACAAAAGCCAGACTGTTTCCAAATGATCTGAGGATCAAGTTTGACTTTCCCGTTCACGAAGTAGTTGAGGACTCCTGTTATTATTGGGGTTGCGGAATGGTGGATTGCCCCGACACGATATGCCACCACTACGGTAGATTGAACGACAACTACGAGTACGGTCATGGAGACAAGTATTACGCCCTTTTGCACAAACAGCTTGAATCAGGCAAGAATGATAAGCGTTCACTTGAACAACTAGCTATCGCGGCACAGGGGTTGGGAAAATATACAGAAGCGAGAGACTTCTGGCAGAAATTACTAAAGATCGAACCGGAGAGCAACACGGCCTTTTTAAATATGGGCCATTGCTATGCCGAGGAAGGTCAATGGGGCGAAGCATTAGAGTGGTCGGAGAAAGCGGTCAGGGCTTCTCCTGAGTCAAGGGACGCACAAATGAACTTTGCAACGTGTCTTGTGATGACGGGTGAGCCGGACAAATGTATCGAGATATGTAAGGACTTGGTGAGCAAGTACCCTGATTATCCACTACCGCAATCTCTTATAAACGCAATTCAAATAGGAGGAAACAATGGCAACTAGCTTATATGCAGAACAGGAAGCTGATTTCTGTTTCAAGGGAGATACGGTAACGGTTGACGGCACGTTGACGGTGACGGGGGTTACTACATTAACAGGAGGTCAGGCGGCATTAAAACTGTCGTCCGCACCTACGGGAACGACAGCGGGAGCAGTATGGACTTCGGGTGTACCCGCACTCACGGAGGGTCAGAAGTATATTTTGTGTACGGCTGGTGCAACGACATGGCGTATTCCGGTATTTGACAATGCCTAATGATGACAGGCTCATCAAATTACGGAAATGTTTTGAACGGGTTGCAGAACTCGTTCAGAAGGGCGCGTATTGTGATTTCACAATCAAGATGGAAGATGGCAAAATCACCATCTGGTTAGTGACGACTAAAGAAAAACCTTAACACAAAGCTATCGGAAAACCGAGGCGAGT